TCATGGAACCAGTTAAATACCTTTAGCTCTGAGTAACAGCGGTCGATATCAGTCTGTAGCAAGTAGGTAGCCTCGCCCTCACTGATACCCATGTCCTCTAGGTTTCTACCATAGCCGATAGTTAACTTGTCAGCAGTACATAGGTAAGGCTTTAACCGCAAGCCCTCTTGCCGCTTTATCATTGAGATAAGATCGCTCACTTTCTAGCCTTATCTAATGCGATAGCAACCGCATGTTTCTGTGGCTTGCCCTCAGACAATAGAGTCTTAATGTTTTTCTTCACAACTTTCTGCGACTTACCTTTTAATAATGGCATTATTGCTCCCTTGCTACAGACTTTGTTTTTTCGTAAGTCCTAAACGCACCAAGCCCCAGCATACCCATCAACACGGGCAGCATCTGACTTAAGTCCAGGCTTGGGATTATTGTGTTATCTCCGCTAATAGCCAAAGCAAAATTACCCAAAGGAACAACGATATAATTAAAACCGAGACCACTAGCGCATATCCAGCCAGTAGCTGGCCTCCACCCCGCAACAAATAAAGACTTATGCCCAGCTTCAGTTCGGTTAACTTCAATTTGAGCTTTTGCAATTTCATGGGCTTGTCTCTCTGTGAGAGTAGCGATTTCGTGGGCTAGTCGGCTGGCTTCACTTTTATCAGGGATTACTCTTTCTAAAAGAGGCACAATGGCTGATACCAATAACGGGATCATAGGCCGCCCTTAATCCACAATCCAATCAGACCCATCACGCCAGCCATAATGATTCTTTCGATCCACTGGTTCTTGGCTATTGATATCTCGATTGCTTGCAGTCTTTTCTCGTGCCCTTTGACTTCTTCTTTAAGTAGGTTCTCTACGTTGTCTAGCCTTTTGTGCGCTCGATCAATATTAACGTGTGAGTTAGCCTGGCGCTGTTCTAAAATACTGAGCTTCTCCAGTGAAGTAGCAATAGAATTAAGTGCGGATTTCATATCTCTCAAGTCGTCAGCCATAGCCTCTTGTTGAACCTGTAGCTTTGCTATAGTCGATTCGACAGACATAAATTACCCCTTAATGTGCTTTAAGTTGTGCAAAATAGCAATCATTCTTAGTCTCTTGCTGTTTTAGCAGCGTCTCTAAAATTCTGTGCAGTAGGTGCGCCCTTTGTGCCAGGCTTTCTCATACGCTCACCAGAGCCGCTAGCAATGCGCTCTCGTTTTTTCATGATGTTGTAGTACAAACCCTTCTTTGGCTTTCTCATAAGCTCACCATTTTTCCTTTGAAGCCCAGTAAGCCGCAGACATTTTGCCCTTGGCAATGTTCCTTCTGTGTCTAGTCTTAAAAGACTCTCGCCTCTTTCTGGCCGCCTCTGACTCGCCTTCTTTTTTGGGTGAGCCACTAACACCTTGCTGGCCAAAACGTATTGTCTTAACTTGGTCGCCAGACTTAGCCACCACAACGTGAGACTTTGTTGGGTGACCAGGCGTTCTCTTGGGTTTATTGTACCCGCTTACTTTTATTCTTTTTAAAAGCGAATCAGACATAACACTTTGCCAATTAACATTTTTAACGCTACTTGAATTGGTAAATATTGAAAACTATGAAACTCATGCCCTAAAGATTCCATGTGCTCTTTAGTCACCCATTCTTTCGTCCAATTGTCTATGTACTCACCGTCTAATTGCAAAACAGCATGGCCGCCATTGTTATTAACATAATGGATTTTAGCCTTACCAAAAATAAGTTGATACCAAAAGTTGAATAAAGACTCATCGCAGACTACGTAGTACAGGACGGCCAATGAAAATCCATCGCAATCGTCTTGGTACTTACCATTCTCTAGTTTAGGAATGCGCCACTGGTCATAACTCTTTGGGTCATACCTGTACACGTAGCGTTCTGTGAAGTCTTTTAGGGTCATGTTACACCTTCCAAACTGTTAGGAGCTTTTATATGCGCCAAAAATTTTTGCATTCAAGGCATAGGTATGTGATGTTGGCGTATATGTAATAGTGACATTATCACTACCATCTACAGTCATAGAATATGACCCACTCGAACCATTACCAACAGATGTAATCGTTTCTCTTCTATAGTAAGCACCGCCTGACAATGCAACGTAATCTACACCAGCAGTTCCAGTGCCAGCGGACAAAGAGTAAAACCAATATTGATCATCTAGGCGCCATACGTTCTGGTCAGCAGTACGACATCTTGACATCTCAAAACGAAGCCCTGTATGACGCTTACCAAATACCGTTATGCTAAACGTTTGTCCAGAAGCAACAATTAAATTTTTGATTGTAGTATCTATATTAGAAGCTAGTAACGTCAGATTATGATCTGATCCTGTAAAAATCGTATTAGTGTCATATTCAGGCAATAACACGCTATCTCTATAATTTCTTCTACGTATTACTTCATGAGTTGCATACCCACTAGCGACAAAGATAGTTTCTGATGTGTTTAATAAAAGATTATCTTCTATCACCATTAAATCAAATGCGGCGCCATTTTCTAATCGGATAGCGTTAGAGTTAGAACCTGATGCTGTATCTGGATTATCAATGATGTTATTTTTGATAATGACGTTACCAGTTGTACCAGATTCGATCAAAATACCGCTATCCTGACCATCTTTTAGCTGGTTATTCTGGATGATTGCGCCTGCACAATTTACAAATATCTGGTTATTTGCTCCTACTGTTCCGCTGTTTGTTACTGTGTTTTTTGCTAAAACAACATCTTCAGTGTTAGATCCAATTAGAGATATTGAGGGGCCAGTGCAAGAATTGCCAGATGAATATACAACAGAATTATTAAGAACCTGAATATTTGTTGCAGGATATCCAGTGTAACTAGTGATTAATATGCCACCATTAACTGACGATCCAATATTTGGATCAGAAATCATATTGCCAGTTACAATAACATCACTAACAGCATTAGTGCTATATGCCGAACTTGAGGCAACAATAATTCCAGCGACCTCAGATTCATGAATATAGTTATTTGACACAATAGCTTTAGAGCTGCCTATAATTGCAATACCTCTTGCTTGGCCATTCATTATGATGTTTCCATCAATAACAAAATCATGGCTTTGAGCTGTATCACTTAAGTAACTTACAACGGCAATACCATCATCACCAGAGTTATATATTCTATTTCCAGAAATTATGACTTGCTGTGTGTTGTTTGTACTATGTATCGCGTCAGCTAACGTGCCAGTAATATAGTTATTAGTGATATATCCACGTGTACCTGCCGATGCTAAAATCCCAGACGCCGCGCTTCCCAATACTTTAATACTATCCACAGTGTAATTATTTGCGTTCACAATCAATACCGCGTGAGCTGAGCTAGCAGATTGTCTAGCTCCGGTATAGGATGTATCTACCGTTATCCCACGAAGCTCTGGGTAATCACCAGTTAGTGTTATTGAATGTTGAGCTGGTGTTGCAGTGTCTGTAGATTTAACTGTACCTTCACCAAAAACAACGTGACTATCTATAAATAATCGATCTGAATGCAAATAAGTTCCAGAAGGGATATAAACTGCAGAACCAGTAGAGCTAGCATAATCCAAAGCCGCCTGAATAGCCGCTGTATCATCAGTTACACCGTCACCCACTGCGCCAAAGTCTTTGACCGATACAGTCTCTCTTAGCTTGCTTTCTACCGACCTTGGCTCAGCACCAGTGCCAGCTTGCAAAAACCCGCCACCTGTAAACCCGCCAACAGTTGATCCATCGTGAGTAACAATAGCTTTCTTTTGAGTGTCGTATGTAAACTCAGCCTCAGCCCCAGTAAACACATCGGTTTGAGCAGTAGTGCCACGTCTAAACTTTAATTCTTGTGCCATGTTATAAAGCTCCTAAATCGTAATTGTTAGCAATAATTGTATCATTAACAAACCCAAGGTCAGTTGGGAAATTTAATGGGTTTGCTTGAGCTATAAAGCTCTCTAATGTTGTATAAAAAATATTGGGTACTATAACAGCGCCAGAACCATCAAATGCTAAAATCCTATTTACTCTACTAGACGCAACAGGTAGCTGCATGTTGACTGATTCAAAATCAGTAATAGGCTTTCTAATTGCTCGCGTGTCTACTTCTTCGTTTTGCTGTACCGCTAACCAAAGTCGGTCAAAGTCAGCGTTTACCTCAGCCGCTAAGAAGTCACCAGACGTTTGATAATCAGTGGTTCTCTCATACGCCATGTCACGATACAGGGTAATCGTGTCTCCAGCAGTAGCACCAGAAGTAAAGGTAATGTTTCCACCGTTGTTATTACCAACGCCAGATACCGTGTAATCAGTGCCTTCAGATAAGGTTGTGCTGTTTTGTACTACAACAACATCATCTTTGTTGAAGATTTCAAACGTGTATGGAAATACCGTCTGCCCACTGGTAGCGGTATACTGGTCTCTGCTTGTGTTGTCTGCTACTGTCATAAGTCACCCACCTTTTCTTCTATTGTATCAAAACCTTGTCTAATAAACGTCAAGTTTTGGTACGGTATTAAACGTCTAAGGGCTCTCGTGTCAGATTCACCCCAACCATCTTCTGCTAATCCAGCATTTGCTACTCGCAACGAAGTATCCAACAAACTGCCAACGGTAGGCCCAAGCAAATTTTCAGACATACTTCTTGAAACAAATCGTGCCGCGCCTCTTTCGATTCCAAGCAGCGGCCTTAGTCCAAAGTTGTTGCTAGACAACTTCTCTAGCGTGTTGTTAATTTCCATTACGCTTCCAAGGACGCCCGCCCTATCAATACCCTCTACAATTAGCTCTACGGGGTCATCAGATATTTCTCGTTTGGCGTCCCATTGTTTAAACGCGTATGCCATCGTTCCAATGCTGGTTAACATTAACACGCCAGCCACCGCATTATGATCTTGCCCCTGAAGTGCGCCAATCAACATTCTTTGTGTGGAGGCAAACATAAACGAGCGGAATTGGAAAATCGTTTTGCCTAGCTCGGTAGACATAAACAATGGCTTTTCTTGCCCTGGAACAACAATTACTCGGTCGGATTCTTTTCTAATTGCTGCCGCCCACATCTCATAAAGAGCAGGTGAGTCCCAGTTTTTAGCATTAGATATCCAAACACCGTCTACTTTTTCAGCGTGCTTTTCTAGCTGTTTTGCAATGTTTTCAGCGTTGGCGTTATCAATACCTAATCGAGCAAGACGCTTATCAATCTTGCCTTTTAATAGGTCGTCAATAACACCGTTCTGCATGGTTACTGCGTGAAGCTGTTTAACGCCCGCAGTCCAGTAGTCCATCATATTAATGCGACCAAAGTTGTCGGTCATAGACTGCAACCCGCGCTCAAAAGCCGTGTTTGGCTGGGTGTAATCAACAACATCGGCAATAATTTGAGATCGACCGCCCAT